GTGCGCGAGCTCGGTGACGAGACCGATCGCAATCACGTAATAAGGAACGAGCCTCGGCTGCAGCAGCGCATGAATCGCATCGTTGACGTTCGGATCGGCGATCAGCGCCTGCCCGCTCGCGAGCAGCAGCCCGCCGAACGCGACCGCGCGCGCCCACAGAATCGTCAGCGAATGTCTGAACCAACTTTTGATTTTATCCCACATTGTTTCTCATCCTTTCACTCGTCATTCGCTTTCGTCGTTCCGGTCATTCCGGGGCGCGCCGGACGCCAGCACAAGCGCAAAAGCTTTCACGTCCGCGACGCGGCTACTCCAACCTTTGCCGAACACCGGCCAGGTCTTGAGCGATTTCAGGAAGCGCAGGCGCTCGTCGCAGATCGCGGCAACCAGCGCCCGGGCATCGGCCTGTGCCACCGCCGCGATCACCGCATTGTCCACGACGCCGGTGTTGTCCGGCAGCGTGAGCATGCGGCGCAGCACCTTGCCGCTGCGGCCGATGCCGCTGTTCACGCCGTAATCGAACACGGCGTAATCGACGCCGGCGGGCAGATCATCGCAGGCTAGCGCATCCCAGTAGCGCGCGCGGTAGATCGCCTTCGCCTCGTCCGCCGTCATCGCGCGCACGTCGGCTGCCGTCGCGCCCGGCTTCACGTATCTGCGGTAGTCCGCTATCGTGATGCCGAAATTGGTGGGGCCGCCGGGGTCGGCGGGATTGTTGGTGTAGCCGCCTTCGTGCGCGAGCACGCGCGCGAGAGCGGCCTCGTAGGATGAGGATGACATGATCGATCTTCTGGATTTTTAGATTGCTAAAGCTGCGCGATCAGCAAAGGCTAATTTTGGAAGAGAAGCATGCTAAGGTTTCACGCGAATAAAGACGCGGATTTTTGATTGTGGCTGAATGATTCAACTAGACTTCGTCATTATCGGCGCCGAGAAATCAGGCACGACGTTGCTCGTCGACCGACTGCGGCGGTCACCGCACGTGACGATGCCTGTCAACGAGGTTCGTTATTTTCGCGATCCGTTTTTTCCAAAACGCGAGCGTCTCGATCTTTATTTTTCGGAGGGTGATGCGGACAAGCTTAAGGGCATCAAGCACCCCTCCTACCTCGGTCGGCCTGAAGTGCCGACGCGCATCAAATCGCATTCGCCGGATGCCAAACTGATCGCGATCCTGCGCGATCCGGCCGAGCGCGCAGTCGCCTCTTATCTGCATTACCTGCGACACGGACAAATTCCGTGCATTCATCCGAATGTCGGCATTCCGATTATGCTCGATGATCCGGAAGCGTCACCAAAATATCGCGACATCCTCGCATTCGGCGATTATGCGCGTTATCTCGGTCTATATCTTGAGAACTTCGCGCGCGAACAGATGCTCGTACTTGAGTTTGAAGCATTCACGCACTCGCAAGATGGACTTCAATCGCTGTTCGATTTTCTCGGACTTGCCGTGCCGGCCGGTACGTGGCCACTGAAAACCGTGAATGGTGGCACGTACGATTGGGGTATATGCCGACGCCAAAACGCCGAGGCGTGGCAGAAATTCATTTTCGATGATGCTCGCAACATCATCGGGTCCACAGGAGAGTGCGTACGCAACGCCGTGACGGACGAAGCACCTGAACCGCTCGCGATTAACGAAGATGTCATGACGCTGCTAAAGACGCGCTACGCGAATCAAGTGCCAGATCTGCGCGCGATGGGATTGCTCGATCCGCAGTATTGGCATGCGTCCCCAGCGCCGTCCCATTATTACAATGCTGATGCGATCGACACCGCCGTGGCCAATGGCGAACATCGCAGCCTCATCGGCGGGATGTGGGACGAGATTGGGCAGCTTCAGTTGGATTTTCTGATCGCGCAAGGATTGCAGCCACGGCATCGACTTCTCGATATCGGCTGCGGCAGTCTGCGCGGCGGCGTGAAGTTTGTGCGATACCTTGATCCGAATAACTATTTTGGCACGGACCTCAACGAGCCGCTGTTGCGCGCGGGCTATGAAATCGAAGTAGCGCGTGAAGGGCTGGCGGACAAATTGCCCAAGTCTCACTTGATCGCCGATGGCACATTTGATTTTTCGTGGTGCGTCAAGCCTTTCGATTTTGCGCTGGCGCAATCGGTATTCACGCATCTTCCTGCCACTTTTCTCCGTACCTGTCTGGAGCGGCTCCACACTGCAATGGTAGAAAGTGGCCGTTTCTACGTGACATTCTTTGAGATTCCGGATGGACATCCGGATTCACAGCCGCACAAGCACCAACACGGCGGGATTACGCATGCTGCGCGCGACCCCTATCATCACAGATTTTCGGATTTGAGCGATTGTTGTAATGGCTTGCCGTGGAAAGCGGAATATATAGGTGCGTGGGGCCATCCTCGATCTCAGTATATGGCTTGCTTCATCAAGACATGATGATTCTTGAGCATTGATCTAGCCCGTCAGATGCCAGTATCTGGCGTAAGAGTTACATTGGGTTAGCGCCGACCGATGTGAGCAGCGAGCGCGATTCCGGGTCATCGGCATAAATCGAACTTGCAGTGTGGAACGGCGGCGCGCGCCGATGCATTGGCGTTGATCGCTGTTTCGGCAGCATCAGCAAGATCACCGCTTCCAGCGCATGGATATTCTGAGCGTCGGCACCGATCTGCCAGTACCAGTTAAGAGGGTTGAAATCGGTGTCTGTCATATCACCTGACCGCCGGTTGAAGTCACGCCAGCCGCATTTCCCGGCAACGTCAGGCCAGTAAGCTGTAGGACGCTGTTGGATTGGATATCGTAAGTTTTTCCTGTAGCTGATCCTACGAATGACGTGCTGCTCACGATAATGTTGGCACCCGTTAAAGAGGACGCAAAAGCATCGGTATAATTCTGCGGCGTCAATATCGTAACAATCCAACCGTTCCCCACTCGTATGATACCATTGCCGACTGCTTTCCAATGAGCTCCGCTGTTTCCCCCACCGACGATCGTATAGTTTCCCGTCGCTTGAACATATCCAAGATCAGAAGCTTCAATCTCGCAATCCGCGCATGCGCCGAAACGTAAATTTGAGAAGGTAATCAAGCTATATCTTGACGCATGAACCCCGCGAGCTGCGGCAGACCGAACTTCGAACCCGACAAGCGCCAGCACCGCTCCATTCCGTGCGTCGACCGCATGCACTCCGCCACCAGTCGCCGCCACAACAACATTCCCCGGCGTCGTCAAATTGCCTTGAATGGTAACAATCCCCGCGCCGACCTGCGGCGAGAGTTGCGCCACCGTCCCGTAGGTGCCGTCGGCGAGCTGGATGGTGACGTTATTGCCGCCGAGATCGAGCGTGCCGAACACGATGTCGACCGCGTGCTGCGCGGTCGCGAAGGCGCGGCCCGATCCCGCCGCCAGGCCGTCATTGCTGTCCGAGCCGGCGGCGGCATCGACGTAATACGTGCGCGCCGCCGTCAGCCGCTGGCGCAGGCTCGTGCCGCTTACCGGAAAGCTGATCGCGCCAGTCGCGGCTGCGATCCTGAGCGCGTCGATCCAGTTCGTGCCGTCCGGCGACACCTTGAAGTGAAAATCGTCGTCGCCGGTGAGGCCGATCTCGGCGCGGCCGGAAAAATTATTCTGAAACAGAAACGACAGCGTATCGGCCGCCGTTTCCTTGCTCAATTTGTAGCGCAACGTGCCGTCGCCGCCGTCCGCCACGGTCTTCGCGGCGAACAACGCATTGTTGAGCGTCGCGCTCAGCGGATTGGTTGCGTCCGCCGCGGTGCCGATGCCGAGTTGCGCCATGTTGTTGAGGATGGCGGGCACAGCGATGGCATCGGTCCAGGCGCTGCCATCCCAGCCGATCATCGCGCCCTCGTCGAGCGTATAAGCGAGCCAGCCGGTTTGCGGCGTGTAGAAACTCCAGCCGCCGTCCTGCCACGCGGCGATCGCGTTGTCGTGGCCGGCCCAGGCGCCGGTGCCGGGCGCTTTCACGATCCAGCGTTGTCCGTCGACGGGTGACAATGGCGGCGCGGAGAGATCGCGGTCGAGCACCGCGAGTTGCACCAGCGCGTCGAGCATGCGCAACGCGTCGTTGTGCGTGACGTGCTTTTGCGCCTGCGCGGCTTCGATGCACGGCAGGCCGAGATTGGTGGTGTCGGTCATGGAAAATTCCTTATCCAACGGCAGCAAATTCCGACTCGTCATGCCCTGCGAAGGCGGAGCATCCAGTAATCGCAAACGTCAAAATTTCTTTCGGGAGGCAGCCGTTTACTGGATCGTCCGCTTTCGCGGACGATGACAGATGAGAGATTCGGCTACGGCTTTTCTGCTGTCATCATCCGCGAAAGCGGATGATCCAGTAGCCTCCGTCCGCGCAGTGATTGCTGGATTCACCGCTCCCAGCACGCGGGAAGGATCAAAGCGTCAGCCTCGCCTGCGCCGCGAAGCCGCGGCCGACGGTGGCGGAAAGTTGCGTCACGCTGATCGTCAGCGCGGCCTGCGGCGCGCCGAAATCCACGATCTCGTCGGCGGCGGCATAAAGCGCGCCCGGCGATAACACAGCGAGCGTGCGCACAACGGTCGTGCCGGAAAGAATATCGACGTTATATTCTTCGTGGTCTTCGCATAGCGGCACCTCGCCCTCCCAGCTGTCGCCGTCGAAGCGCGCGCGGCGGATCCAGGTAAAGCTGACGCCGTCGTCGCCGCGCTTGGCCGCGAGATGCACCGGCGCCAGCGGCCGCAGGGACGTCGCATGCGGCGTCGCTTCGAGCGTAACCGCGCTCGCGTCGCCGGTGTCGCGGCCGGCCGCGACGATGCGCAATTGCAGCCCGCGCTCCAGCGCATTGAGACCGCTTGCCGCATCGACAATATTACGGTCGAGCAACACGAACGGCGAGCCCGCCGGCAGCGTCGGCGCAATCGCTCCCTCGCTGCCGAGTTGCCCGCGCAGCAGCCGGGACAATTCATAGGTCCGCTCGCCGACCAGTTCGGCGTTGGCGAATTGGATCACTTCCCAGGCACCGTCGGCGCGCTGCACGGCCGCCGCATTGGCGCCGGACAACACCGCGCTGTCGGCGGTGGACGAAAGCACGCCGCCATAAAGCCGCACGCGAAAGCGCGCCTCGTGCCAGCGTGCAGCCGGACCGGCCGGCAGATCGTCGAGCGTCTGTCCGACGGTCGCCGGCGCCGCCGCCAGCGCCGCGCGCTGAAAATTGACATCGTCCGTTGCCGTCCACACTGCGACCGGGCCGGGCCACGGATCAGCGAACACCGCGAGCCGCATCAGCACCGGCGGCTGCGCGTCGTCGAGCGTCGGCAGATCGAGCACCGCCGCATGCACCGGCCCGAGCGCGGCGGGCGAAGCAGGCGTGCGCCGGTGCGGCGGCGCCAGCGGCAGGTCGAAAACTTCCGGATCGATCGAACGCGCCGTCACCGCGCGGCTTTCCGTGTCGGTGATTTCCTGCACTTCGAGGAGCCGCCGCCGTCCGTTGACGGTCAGCCCCACCACGTCGCCCAGCGCCAGCGCAAGCCGGCTCGGCGGCAGCGCGAATTCGGCACTCTCGCGCCCGGCCCACACATCCTGCAGCCAAATGTCGGCGCGCCGCTCCGCCTCGGTATCGTCGGCGGTCATGGCAATTTCGGCGCTGGCGCTGCGCGCCGAGCCGCCGACCAGCCGCCGCGACATCACGGCCCCGCGCTGGTAGTCGGCATTGAAATCGGTGAAGGCGAGCGAAACCTCGCGCGGCAAGTCGGTCTCCTGTGCGCGCGTCACGCGCGCCGGCGCCGTGTCGTCCGGCAAGACGAGATCGTCTTCGTCAAGCTCGGCAACCGTGTTGCCGCCGCGTGCGCGGAACGTGAGATTGCCGCCCTCCTCCGTCGCATCGAAGGAAAACGTGAGCGCCAGCGGATCGAGCATGGCGCGCGGCGCCATCGGCCGGTCCACCACATAGCCGCCAGGGCCTTCGCCGAGCGAACCGGCATCGACGTTGGTGATGCCGCAATCGGCGAGGATCGCCGGCACCAGCGCATCGAGCGGCGTCGAGCCGAAGCGGCCGGTGAGCCAGTGCCCCGTCTGCCAGTTTACGGCGTCGCGCCACACGTCGCTCGCGGCCGGAAACACCGCATAAGGCCGCGCGTCCCAGGCCCACAGATGGATCGCGGACGGGTCGATCATGCGCCCGCCATAGACCGCCGAAACCGGATTGAGCGCCGCGGCGCCGAACGCCGGATCGAACGCGCCGAGCACGGATTGCAGATAGCGGCGCTGGATCAGATCGTCGCGCTTGCCGCTGGAAAAATACGGCAGCGCGTTCTCCGACGATTTCGGATCGGGAAATACGCTCGGCTGATTTGCGCCTTTATTGACCGCCGGGCATCCGACTTCCGTGAGCCAGACCGGCTTCGACTGCGGCACCCAGGCGGTCGGCGTTTCGAGCTCGACGCCATCGACACGCTCGTAGTGAGCTTGCTGCCAGAAATTCCGGATGTCCTTCTGGCGGAAGACCCACGGCTTGCCGAGCCCATCGGTGATCGGCGTGCGCGTCTGCGCAACGCGTGCGGCATCGTCGGCATAGAACCAGTCATAAGCTTCGCCACGCGCGAGATTGCCGGCGAGATAATTGATGTCATAAGGGCTGTCGGCAATCGCGCGGTCGAGCTCGTTGGCGTTGCCGCGCCAGTCGGCAAGCGGTGCGTAGTAGTCGATGCCGATGGCGTCGATCGAGGCCGAGGCCCACAACGGATCGAGCGGAAACCGCACTTCGCTCGCGCCGGCGCCGACGACGTGCGCGCCGTATTCGGTCCAGTCGGCGCCATAGGTGACGGCCGTGCCGCTGCCGACGATGGCCTTCACATCTGCAGCAAGTGCCGCCAGTGCATCGGCTGCGGGATAAACGCCGGGCGCCGCCCGCACCCGCGTCAGCGCCTTCAGTTCCGAGCCGATGAGAAAGGCATCGACACCGCCGGCCTGCGCTGCGAGCGCGGCATAATGCAGAATGAAGTTGCGGTAATTCCAGGTGTCCGCACCGCCGCTGAAAAACGCATTGACCTGATCGGCGGCGACACTCGTCGCGTCTGGCGAACCGGCCTGCCCCGGCGCCGGATCGCAGGTCACGCGCCCGCGCCACGGAAACACCGGCTGCGCCGCCGCGCCGGTCCAAGGATCGGGCAGCGTGTTGTCCGGCGGGATATCCATCATCACGAACGGATAGAGCGTGACCTTGAGGCCGCGCGACTTCAGATCGGCGATCAGATGACGCACGCTATCGTCCGACGGCGTGCCGCCGAATGCGGGCACATTGTCGACTTGCGAGACAAGCCGGGCGCTGCCGCGGTCCAGTCCCGCCACCGACCAGGTGCCGCCGTAAGTCACCTTCTCGCGGTTATCGACCGCCGGCGCGATGCGGCACTCGCCGCACCGCAGATCGGTGCCGAACCACGAAACGACAATGGCGACGCGCTCGATCAGCGGACACACCGCCTGCAATTCGTCGAGCGCGCCAACGACGTCGGACACCGCATAAGTAATATGACGGTTCTCCGCCGCCGACTGGCCGGGCCCAAGCTGCCGCACCACCGTTGCCGTCTCGTAGCCGAATTCGGTCGCGCTCGGAATGAGCGTCACCGCGCGCGTCATGCGTTCAAGTTCACCGATCGGCCGCACCATTTCGAACGACAATTGCGGAATACGGTTGCCGAAATTTGCGAGCGGCAGGCGCTCGAACACGGCATAAGCCAGTCCGCGAAAAGCGGGCGCGTCACCTTCCTTCGCCACGATCAGCGGATCCGCGGTCTGCGTCTCGTCGCCGGCATAGACACGCATGGCGATGCCGGTAAGATCGAGCGGCTTGCCGTCTGCCCACACGCGCATCACCGTGCCGATCGGCCCTTCGCACAGGCCGACCGCAAAATTGGCGAAGTAGGAATAAGTCGTCGTGGTCGTGCTGACGGTTGGCCCGCCGCCCATGCCCTTGCCGCCGCCGGACGACTGCGTGCTGGTGCTGATGACCTCTTCGAGATTAGTCGCCCAGATCACCTGGCCGGACAGCCGCGCGCGGCCATAGACACGCGGGACGGCTGCGCCCTCGGTCGAGGCCATGACGGTGAGATCGGAAAGCCTGGGACCGTCGATCGCAACGTCGCGGCGCGATGCGAATAACGATTGATCGATGGCATTGCCGGCGAGGGCTCCGGCGAGACGGCCGGCAATGGCGCCGACCGGCCCGAACAAGGCGCTGCCGGCCGCACCGCCGGCGACGGAAAGAAGAAGAGCGGCCATGGTCTATCTCGATTGAGCGCAGCTTCGTGTCCCGGGTGCTGCGCAACATCAAATGTTGCGCTGCTAACCCGGGACCGTCGTGAATTCCAGAATTTGGAAAGGTTCCGGGTCTGCAGCGCACCGCTCCACCTCGTTGCGCGCTGCGCCGCGCTCGGGACACAGACCTAACACCAATGCGCCAGAGCCTGTCATCGAGTTGCGCGGGCCCTGTTGGCGGAGACGACAAAGAGAGTCAGTCAATCACGTTTGGAAAACGGAACGCATAAGCAAGCCGTCTGCGCCACCACGGCGCGATGGCGACTTCCGCCACCGCGGCGCCGTCATGCGCGTGCACCATAAAATCGGATGCGGTGACAATGGCCGCGTGTTTCGCCGGCAAATGAGCGCGCCAGCGGAACAACAGCACGTCGCCCTCGCGAAAATCAGCAAGCGCAAGCGGAGTGAGATGCCGCGCAGCAGCCTGCGCCAATGCTTCGCTGCCGGTCGCCTCCGCCCAGTCGGGCGCATAAGCTGGCGCGTGTTCCGGCTCCGCGCCGACAACCGCGCGCCACACCCCGCGCACCAGGCCGAGACAATCGCAGCCGACGCCTTTAAGCGACGCCTGATGGTAATACGGCGTGCCGATCCACGTGCGCGCTTCGGCGACGATGAGGGTACGAGTGATAGGCATTTGTGAATTGTGCATCGGAGCTTCTGTTTACCTCCCCCAAAAAGGGGGAGGTCGGTTCGCGCAGCGAACCGGGTGGGGGTCATTGAAGCTGCGCTGCTGTGACCCCCTCCCTTTCAGGGAGAGGGAGCGCGCATTGCGCTAACCTGATTGCAAACTGCTTCCATCATTTCCCGGCTCGCCCTGCACCGGATAGCGGATGACGAAGTCGTTGCCCGGAATGAACGGAAAGCCACGGAAATTGACGACGTTGTTGAAGCGGTCGTGGCAGGTGGAAAAGCGCTTGTCGCATCCTGCCGTGATTGCGAACGTATCGCCCGCCACGATCGGCTGCGGCATCGCCTGCCATAGCGCAATGGTGACGCCGCTTGCATTCTTCACGTGCGTCTTCACTTCCATTGCGAGACCGGCATTGGCGCCATTGGTGAAGGTGAGCTTTCCTGCCGTGAACCAGCCGTCGTCGAAACCATCGAGGCCGGAGGCGATGAAAGTCGAGGTCGCGCTGAGCGCACTCACCGTACCGTGGCCGAGAAACGCAGGATCGGCGAGATCGATGGTGCAGCGCGCGTCGCCGAGATCGGCATTGCACGTTGCGGCATAGAGACGGCCGGATTCTTCCCCCAACCGATCGGAAAGCCCGCGCACTTCGGCGGTGAAGGCCTTTCCCTCGCGCTTGACCTCGCCGAGCCTGCCTTTCGCAAGCAGCACGCGCAGCACCGGCTCACTCCAGTCGACGAGCCAGATTTCCACGTTAGCTGCGTCATAACGGCCGGCGGCAAGATCGTCTTCGGTCAGCGACTCGTCGGCGAGCGCGCCGGAAATCTCCGACCCGTCCACCGCCATGCCGAGCTTCTGCGTCGCCTCCGAGCCGGTCAGTCCGGTACCGGCGCGGCAGGTGACGGCATCGAGCACGATGTCCTCGTCATGATCTGTGAAGCCCTGCACCACGCCGTCGTTGCGCGTGATCAGCCAGCAGCGGGCGAGCGTCGTGACGCCGCTATCGAGCCTGGCTTGCAGAGCATCCGGAATAGTTCTCATGTCTTGATCTCGATCAGCGGAATTTTCGGAATCGCACCGGCGGCGAAGGCGGACAGATCGACTTCGAGATAATCCGTGTCGAAGCGCACCGGCACGTCGAACAGGAAGCCTGCCGTTACCACCGCGCCGCTGGGCGGAATGTGGCCGGCGAGAAACGTCACCACGCCGCTTGTTGTATCGACGGTAAAGGCCGTGCCTTCGTCCGCCTCTATGCCTGCGACGGCGACACGCACGCTGCCATCGACCGGCTTTACGATCGGCCGCCGGTAGGGCGAATAGAGCGAGCCATAGGTCTTGGCGAGCTGGAACGTCGCGGTTATGCCGTCGCCGACGCCGATTGTCTGATCGGTCGCCGTTACAATATCCGTGAGCGCGCTCGAATGATCGAGCCGGTCGCGCCAGCGAAAGCCGTAGAGCCGCCCGCGCCGTTCTTCGAAGAATGACACGACGTCCGACAATTCCTGATACGTTTTCACGCCATAGCCCGCATCGTAGCGGCGGCGCGAATGCGCCCAGCGTGCATTGCGCTCCTCGGCGCCCGAGCCGAGCGCGACGATGTCGGTGCGGCGCTGCGGGCCGCCCGCACCTTTGAGCGCGATGTCGAGCGGAAACAGGATTTCGTGGAAAGCTGTCATGGATCAAAGGCTGCGTTGCCCGCGCGCCACCGCGCGCGCGATCTGGCCGGTGACGTAAGCCTCCGAGCGGCGGAAGCTCGACGCATCGGGTGTCGAAATGTGCACGGTGACGTTGGGGGCCGCGCCACCCCCGTTGATCGCAACGCCGAGTTGGCCGTCAGGCCCGCGCGCGAGCGGCATGATTGCTTCCGGCCCCGCCTCCCCGGCGAGACCGAATCCGCCCGACGACATCGGGAAATAAGTCGGTGTGCCGATCACGCCGCCGGAGGCAAATGGCTTGATCGCGCCCAGGCCGGCCGAGAGCGAAACGCTGCCGCCGGAGTTGAACAGCCCTGCGAACACCTGATTGAGACCGCCGGAAATACCGGTGGTGAGTCCGCTCGCGATCGGCTTGAACGCCTGCGTCACCGCCAGGCTCGAAATGCGCAGCGCCAGGCCCTTGAGCACATCGTCGAATTGCTTGCCGCCGCTCGCAGCCTGTGTGAAGGCGCGCGTCATGGCGCTGGCAAAACCATTGGCGCTCACCGCGAGACTGGCGGTTTGCGCGTTCAACCCGTTGAGCACCTTGCCGAGACCGGCGCCGGACGTTGCAGCATCGCTAACGCTTGTGTCGAGAATGTCGGACATCCGGATACCTTGTCATCATGTCGGCGAGCGCGGCGCGATCGAGCGGCGCGCCGCGGCCGCTCACCGCTTTGATTGCGTAAGCCAGTTCGCGCGGCGTCATGCGCCAGAACTGCTCCGGCGCCAGACGCAAAACGCCGAGCCCGAAGCCGATCGCCTGCTTCCAGGGAAAGGGATTCATCGGCGCGTCCATATTATCTCCGGTCATCATCCGCGAAAGCGGATGATCCAGTAATCACTGCGCTCCCCGTGTCTACTGGATCGCCCGCTTTCGCGGGCGATGACAGCTAAGGGCCGAACGTCGCCGCAATCAGCTCGGCGGCGATGCGCACGTAACCTTGCGCGCCGCCATCGACTTCCATCTGCGCCACGTCATCGTCGCTCGCCACGTCACCCGCCCCGCGCAGACCGGCGCCGATGATGCGGATCAAGTCGCGCGCCTTCAGGCGGCCCACGCCGAAGCGCTCCGTGAGCGCCACCATATCCTCGGCGCCGAACGCGGCTTCGAGTTCAGCCAGCGCGCCGAGCGTCAGGACCAGCGTGCGCTTGGCGCCGCCGATCTCGGCCTCGATCTCGCCACGGTGTTTGTTCGCCATATCAGGCCGCCGTAAACGTCAGTTCGCCGGCGGACTCTAGCGACATGTCGTAGGTCATTTCGCCGTTGTGCTCGCCGGCGAATTCCAGGCTGACGATCTGGAATGCGCCCTGCACGGTGCCGAACGCCGGAATGACGATCTGGTAATTGACGATCGTGCCGTCGAAGAACGTCTGCCGCATCAACGCGTCGGACGGCTCATCCTTGAACAATCCTCGTCCGGAGACCGAGGCGCGCTTGACGCCGGCGCCGTCGAGCAATTCGCGCCAGCGGTTCGAGGATTCCGCGTTGGTGATATCGACAGTTTCGGCGTTGAACGACAGTCTGCGCGTACGCAATCCCGCGACGGTCGTGTAATCGGTCCCGTCGACGATCTTGACGAGCAGGTCTTTGCCTCTCTGAGCAGTCATTGCGATTGTCCTTTCTTAAGCCGGCTCGGTGACGGCGCGAAAGCGCACCAGCGCGTGATAGGTGCGGCCATCGGCCTCGCGCCGCACGTCGGCGACCGCGAAGCGGAAATTCACCAAAGTGTGATCGGTGAGCGCGAGCGGCGCATCGTCGAGCGCGGCCAGCAGCGCGCCGGCGATCAGG